GACGGCTCTGCAGTGCATCATCCACCGATAGTAATATCCAGAAAAAGGAGCTCCCCGATGCCGGGCACTAAGCAACGCACCATTCCGTGCGACCATGTTTTTGGTCAGACGGTCGATTCCAACGGTAAACCTGTTGGTCTCGAAGATGGTGGGTTGACTACTATAGCGTCCGGGAAACAGATAACTGTTTCGGAGTCGCATCCACGTAACCGGAAAACCGGGAAGTGGTTGTCGGGCGGTCCGTTTTACACGTGCCGCGTCGAGTATGAGATTAGTCCCATACACGTCTCGGATGCCTACTTGGCGTCTGCCGGTAGATTTTATACCGGTGACGTCTACTGTAAGTTTCCGACCAAAGAAGAGCGGAAAGCAGTTGGTTTCCAACTGACCGATGAGTATGGCTCTAAAAATGAGTCTACTATGTCGGCAGATGGTGCCACTGCTATATCCCGCTGTTCTCCTGCGAACCCTAGTTCCCAACTCGGTGTAGCCATTGTTGAGGGCTATCGCGATGGCCTTCCGGCCCTAGCGACGGCATCAACATGGCGAGACCGAACCTTGCGCGCTAAGCGCGCCGGGGACGAGTATCTCAACTATCAATACGGTTGGGTACCGCTTGCAAATGACGTATCGTCAGGCGCAGCGGCAGCAGCCAGATCTGGCCAGATAATGGAAAATTATCAGTCCAAGGAAGGCTACACTACTCGTAGGGGCTACAGTTTCCCATCGGATACCTCCACCGCCACTGCTGCGGGGATTGACGGAAATGGGGCACTTTTCCCAAATTCGTCTTCCTCATGGTGGTTCAGCGGTGAAAGCGGACGTAGCATTGAGCGGGTTCGCTCAACTAAGCGATGGTTCAGTGGAGCTTTCGCATTCCCTCCCACCCCAGATGTTTTTGGCAGCTGGGGATGGACAGTGAATGCTGGCCGAGAGGCCAGAAAGCTCTTTGGACTTGAGCTTACTCCCGAATTGCTTTGGGAGGCTACGCCGTGGAGCTGGGCCGTCGACTGGTTTTCGAACATCGGAGATGTTATGTCTAATATCTCCACGTTCTCCGGTCTCAGCGGTCAGGTTATGCGTTACGGTTATATGATGGAAGAAACCATCGACAAAATAACCGCGACTCAGCAATTCGCAAAGCTGCGATCGTACCCTAATACGGGTCCAACAGCAGAACGTTTGCGGAAAGCTGGCCCAATGAGCAGCTCCGTCACTATTACGACGAAGCGGCGAGTTGAGGCTAACCCCTTTGGATTTGGGGTTTCTTGGGACGGTCTGTCACCGTTCCAGATCTCCATTGCCGCAGCTCTCGGCATTAGCCGATTTCTGTAGCAGATTCACTGCAAACACCGAAGTGACCTTCGGGTCACAGTATAGGAGTGTGCCTAATGGCGCTAACCGATCCGCAGAAAATCACGATCTCGGCGAAAGAATCGAAACTTCCCCGTGTAAATACAGGGAATTTCAGTTCCACGTACGAGAACGAAGATGGCACCGTGAAGCTTACCCTCTCGACACAACAGTCGGGAAGGAAGCGACACGTTGTCCGGGTCGACGTCGAAAAGATCACGGAAGATCCCTTCTCGGGTGACAACGTGCCCGTCTCGATGTCGGTTTACACCGTATTCGATCGGCCACTGGCTGGCTACACCAACGCGGAGGCTCTGGCTGTGTTCGCCGGGTTTACTACCCTGCTAACAGAAAGCTCGAGCGCCCTCGTGATGAAGCTGTTGGGATCGGAGTCATAACATTGACTTCGACTTCAACATCAACCGAGAAAGCAGTCGCCAAGCAGCTGAAAGACGCTCTCAAAGCGTCCGTCAGTCTCGCCAAAGCGCTGCAGCAAGACGGCTCGAAAAGCTAGGCGTTTATTCTAACGCTGATGCTCTAGAGCTGCTCTTGCAGTTCCTCATAGAGGAAAGGAGTGAAACCGTGAAGCGTGGTGACTATGATCATAGCCATACGCTCCTCTCAGCCATGTCCACAAATCAGTGGGTCATGGCGGCTATTATCTGTATTTCGATAGTAGCCGTGGGAGGTCTAATCGTAGGCCTCGCGATTCTAGATCGACTTTGATTTAGTCTCGCGAACCTTTGGCGCGGTAGGCTAAGGATAACAACCCCCATCAGGAGGTGTTATGAAAAGCCTGATCGCACTCTGGAATATACTGGCCAATGAATTGGCCGGTAGATGTGGCACTAGCACCACCAGGGACCAGAAAACGGTCCTTGGGCGAACCAAACACGAGGGGCTATCGTTTCTCACGATAACTCTACCTACCTTTGGAAAGGACTTCCAAAAAAGTCTTGACCAAGGGTTTGTGGCTCCCGATTCGTTTCTGTCTTTCAGTTCGACAGGACGAACGAGGCTCCCCAATTTTCTTCGGGGTTTCTCGGAGCTTGTGTTTGATTCTGGTACTGGTGTCCTAGTCGACGATCCATCCATCGATGCAATCTTCTCCATTAGGCAACTTACGTTGCTTTTTGGGAAGATGCTTCTTCCTTGCTCAATAGAGCGAGATGAAGCTGCGATGGATGCTTTCGTTGATTGTGAGCAGGAAGTTAAGAATAGAGATTCTCTGATGTTTGATTCTGATTATTCAGAATTCAAACGGATGAGTAATCTCCTGTTCCGAAAACTATTTCTTTCAATCGAAAGAGAAATCTACGATGAGAGAATAGTTCCTAAGCATGGTCCGGGTGCAACCGCAGATCAACTGATGGGAAACCAGAAGTATCTGCAGAACACTTGGACTGACCGTCTTGAGGAAGTCTTCCATGTTGGAGACTTCCTCTTCCCTAATGCAAAGCACTTTGCCGAGCATTATGACGGGCTTAGCTTCCTCGAACCCGGTTCTGAGATGCCTGTTAAAGTCATCACAGTTCCTAAGACGCAGAAGACACCACGTATCATCGCAATAGAGCCTACTGCTATGCAATATGTGCAGCAGGGTGTTCTAGAGTCGGTGAACAAGAATATCAGAAATTGTTATCTTTCTGGTATGATCAGCTCTGATTCCCAGGAGCCTAACCAGCTCATGGCTCAGCTCGGGTCCAGTGATGGATCCCTGGCCACGCTAGATCTTAGCGAGGCATCTGATCGTGTCTCTAATCAGCTTATCCGAACGATGCTCGACGACTTCTCGTATTTGCAACGAGCGGTCGACGCGTGTCGATCTCGGAAGGCTAATGTTCCCGGCCATGGCGTTATACGCCTAGCCAAGTTCGCGTCTATGGGTTCTGCTCTCTGCTTTCCCTTTGAGGCAATGGTATTTCTAACATTGACCTTCTTGGGGATCGAGGAGAGTATAGGACACCGGTTTACCAGCGAGCATCAGATTCATGAGTTCGCTGGTCGGGTGCGCATCTACGGGGACGATATTATTGTTCCCGTTGATTACGTGCATACTGTCGTCGACTCACTCGAATATTTTGGTACTCGAGTGGGAACCGACAAGTCTTTCTGGAACGGAAGTTTCAGAGAGTCTTGTGGTAAGGAGTTCTATGCTGGCGAAGACGTTTCAATCGTCAAGGCCAGAAGAATGTTCCCTACACGACAGCAGGACGCACCTGAGGTCATCTCGCTAGTCTCACTTCGCAATCAGTTTTACATGATTGGTTGTTGGGATGTCGCAAGGTGGCTGGATGGGCAGATCGGTAAGGTGCTAAAGCACTTTCCAAATGTCCTTCCAACATCTCAGGGCCTTGGTCGTATCACCTCTCTCGGTTATTCTATCGATAGAGTTGACGAGTCGTTGCAAGCGCCTATGGTTAAGGCGTATGTTCCGACCGCTGTGCTCCCGAGAAATCCACTCGACGGGCATGGTGCCTTGCTCA